GGTGTACCGATATATAACATTTCATGGTCGGGTGAGTCAGCTAGTGAGGGTGTCATTATGGAAAAAGCCATCGGTTTAATATCCGCCGTTTCATCCCAGCCAATAAAGTCTAATCCCGAACCTCTTAAACTTTTCGGTTCGTCACTTCCCTTAAGAAATAGGTAACTTTCCGTAGTGGGGCAATATAAACTTAATTCGGAATCATTTTTCTTGAGAAGTCCCATTTGGACATAGGGCATATAATATTTTGTAATATCAGGGTCAACCCAATATATATTTTTAGCCTGTTTATATTCGGGAAGGACTATCCATATCTGTTGTTTCTTGCGGTTTAAATTAAATAACCTACTTAAGCATTCGTTTAATAATAAGGCAGTTTTACCAAATCTTCTTCCCGCCACTACTACCCTATATCGGTAATTAAGAGCCGCATTATGAATAGTTAACTGGTTAAAATGAGGTTCGTATATTCTGTTAAAATCAACAAAGTCATTAAATTTCGTCGGCATTTTTTTCTCCTGGTCTTAAAGCCCACTGGGGTAATACCACTCCTATTTTAATTTCCGTTTCCGCACCTCCGAATTCATTATGATATTTCTTTTCCAGCCACCATTTAGCCGTCTGAACATCCTTATCTTCAACTATTGCCTTCATAACCACCTGTCCAGCCGCAATACGGGCAAAATCCTGGGCACTTCTCATTTTTCTCTCAAAATCTTTATCGTCTTTTAAATGGCGGTAATAGGTGGCACTACTAACCCCAGCATAATTTAAGGCTACCTCATCAGTTACACCTAATTTAAAAACACTTTCCAACATGGTAATAATTTCGGGAGTAATGATAGTCGGTCTTCCTACCTCATTCTGTTCTGATTTGATTAGGTTTGTATCAGTCATATTTATAAATAAGACCACATAATTCTGGACATTTATTACATCTTCCTACATAGGTCTGTTCATTAAACTTTGACATTAATACTTTGGAGTTTAAGTCTTTAATTTTTTTAGCTTTTATTACGCCATTTTGTAATAAAAAATATCCATTATTAAGTCTTAGAGGATTATCAATTAAATTTTCATTTTTAAATAAAGTATCCTGTATTTCAGCATATACTTTTCCCTGTGGATTTTCCCTATTAAAATCACAACTGACAATTCTTAAAATACTCGTACCGTATTGTTTATACCTTTAATATTGTTCAAGTCTATATTTTATTTGTGCGGATGTATCGAGAGCAGAAATTGAAGTATTTATAATTACTCCCAGTTTTCCCAGTTTTTCCATTTGCTCATCGCTAATAGGTATCCAGTGTTTAGTTATTATAACGACGGGTTTAAGTTGTGACAAATAACGGCATAACATCACCGTTAATCCCCAATCGTGACAAGGGTCACCCATAGTACCTATACGGACAAAGGGAAGTGGTGAATTCCTGACAGTTTTACAAATATCCCTTAAACTTTGTTTAGTCGGTAATCTTGAAACCGAAACGCCAAATTCAATCCCTCTATAATCAGCTATCTTTTTAGCATAACAAAGTCCCCAACAACCGTCAGGATTATTTCTTATTCCCATAGTACAACCTTTAACCGTATCTATATCTATAACACCTTTATCGTTGATTTCTATAGTGAGTTCGGGTTTATAATGTCTTTTCACACTTTTATTATTTTCATATTATAATTATTAATCCCTTTATTTATTTCTAATCCTTCTTTTAAAATAGGTTTATTTTTTTTAAACATGGAATAATCAACAACGTGCTGCCATCTTCCCCATTTCCTTTTTATCTTTACAATATCGGGATGCTGTTTATAAAGTGACTGGGCCATTAGTAATCTACCGTCAATATTATTTAATTTATATAATTCCTCGGTATTTCCGCCTTTCATGGACATAGTGTTAGCTTTATCACATAAAAAAGCATAAAATAAACAGGTACAATATCCTTCCTTTAATATTCTAATTGATAAATCGGTATCCTCATTATACTTTCCCCTCCACCTTAAATTAATATCATTAGCCAGTAAAATACATGAATAAATACGGGTATTCATTTCTATCGGATTTTTATAATCAACCGCAAAAAAGGTATATTGAAAACCCGCTTCCTTAATATTTTCATATCTATCCACAAAGTCCTCGGCTATTTTAAAAATTATTCCGTCTCCGACATATAATCTTTTACCGTTCAATCTCCGTCGGAATTCCTTTATATTATCGTCCAATATCCAATGTCTTTTAGCCCCAATAGAAATAGAATGTTCCCATATCCAATTACGGGCGGGTATTGAACCCTGACCTAAATTACTAAAAGGTAAAACCAGTATTTTTTCTGGATTAATTACTTTGGCATAATTATCATATTCCTGCGGTTCAATAACGATATGATAAGGAATATGAAGTCTTTCCAATGCCTTACTGGTAAGTCTACTTTCCCATCGTCCTTTAGAAACAATATAAATAGGGTATTGAAGTATCATTTTTCCCAGCAACCTGTTAAGTCCCAACCACTTTTAAAAGTCGGCCTTATAATAGGTTTATAAATAGTTTCTATTTTTTCCATTATATTATCCGCCCATAATTTCCAGGGTTTTTTAGCGATAGGATGAAATTCTAAAATAATTCCCCGTAAATTAGGCTGAATAATATTGTAAGTATATTCCGCACCTTCGACATCTATTTTAACCACACTGGCATTTTTTACTGCATTTTCATACCTAATAGTTGGAACTTTTATATAACCCGTTTTATTTAATTTTTTAACAATAGAATTTGTAACTCCAATTCCTTTTGAAATATATAAGTTAATATATTCTTCATCCGAACCGACCACCGCCAAATTAAATAATTCCATATTTTCTTTTTTATTCATTTTTAAAATTTCGAATGTATAAGGCGTTGGTTCGTAGGATAAGACCTTTTTTACACCCTGTTTTAATGCAAATAATGAATATTCCCCAATATATGCTCCTATATCAGCTACCACGTCATTAGAATTTAATTTTAAATGGGCATAATAATTCATGGGGTTTTCAAAAGGTTTATCCGATTTGTCAGTTTTAAGTGCAAAATGCCCACCAGTAATATTACTTTTGATAAAAATAGGTTGATTATTTATCTTCCGTCACCACCTTTACCGATTTTATATCTTCCTTTTCCCTATAAGGTATCCAGATATATTTGGTATATTCAGTTATTTTTTGGTTTACTAATTCAGCAAAATTTTTAACATCTTCCTCACTTCTGAAATGAACAAAAACAGTCTGATAAGGTTTTTCCCTTCCCACTCCATATTCAGGCATATTTTGCCACATTTCATCTACATTAATATCGCTTTTATCACCTGGATTATATAATTTTAATTCCCAATCCTCTAAACCCGTTAATTTAATATCTAAATCAGGTAATTGGGAAATATCATAAACCAGTTTTTCCAGTTTACCTATATCCCACCTACCCGATATTCTGTTTAAAGCAATATTTAATATCTTAGCCTTATTTTCCGTTAATTCTATAAAAATACAGGGTACGGTTTTTATTCCTAAATCGGTTGCCGCCCGATACCTCATGTGTCCACCGACAATACGGTTATCAGTTTTATTAACCACTATCGGTTCCACAAAACCAAATTCACTAATCGAATTCTTAAGAGCCTGATAATCATGGTCGGTTATCTCCCTCGGGTTATAATCCGAAAGAATAATACTTTCTATGGGAGTTTCAATAATTTCCATATCCTATCCTTTCAACTGTGTTATCACAGCATTAATATCTAATTTATTAATATTATATTCACCTATTTTATCAAATGTCAGTTTTTTCTCTAAGACATTAGCATATTGATTTGCAAAAACCGTTTCAACCCAGTGGGCGAATTCAATCGGTTCTTTATGCGCCCAGAAAAGATGGCAAGCCCGACAGAGACATAAACCGTTATCCAAATCCCATCTTAAATTTTGTCTTTTCCTTGAAAAGATATGAGCCGCCTGTAGATATTTAACCGAACCACACCTCTGGCATTTCCCGATACTCCTTATTTTCTGGCTCCAAAGTTCATCCGCTTTTTTAATAAGTTTTTGTCTTGCCGTCATATATTTCCTTAAGGGTGGGACCGTTGGTATTATTGGAAAAGACTATCTTCTTCCAGCAGTCTTTATGATAAGTGACCAATAAGGGTTTTTTCTTACCGCCGATTTCACAGTCAACCCGATTATCCCGCAGAAATCTTTTTTTACCTTTAACGATAATGTAATCAGCCTGGGTTATTTTTCCGCAAAGGTAACAGGGTTCGAAGTCCATATCATTAACGTTATATTTCCCGAAGAAAATTTCCTTTAAGAGAAGTTTAATATTGTTAAATTTCATAGGACAGGAATAGCATAATATATTTTACAATTTTTATCAATACGTTAAGGGAAAGGCAAGGCTTGTTTTCCTTGAGCAGAGTAACTGCACTCCTTCTTATTCAACCTTCCCCTTTAATGTCATGGGTCGAGTGTCATTGACTTGGCGACGCAGTTATTTTTAAACGCCCAGACTTCGGCGTTAACCGAAGCGTTAGGTCTTAAATCTTCAATCGTAAAGTCAGTCACGTTACTGTCAATTCTGGGAACACCCATAGACAGACTTTCGCCATAATAACCATAAACGATAGCGTAGTAATCGGCGTCAACACC